TTGTCTATTGAATCAGAAGAAAGCTATTTGACAAGAGAAGAAGCAGAGCTTGCTTGTCTTGAAAAGTTAATAGAAATTGTAGAAGAAGATGAGTAAGAAAAGTGTATACAAAGTAACTGAACAAGGATGGCAGCATTGCAGTTATTGTAAGCAGGACACTTGGCACACTCCTAAGTTAGGATTAGTAGCATCAAATAAAAGACTATGTACAAGATGTAATACAAGTAATGAATTAAAACAAAACAAGGATGAGGGCAAGAATTGAGTATTGGAACCCAAAAAACGAAACAGTAATTACAGAGACAGGCTTTAGATATTTGGATACTAAATCTGTAATTACCAAAATAGAAACTTGGGAAGGGACCAAAGAAGAAATCTTTAAAAAATTTGATAAATCAAACAATAGTTTAAGATATTGTAATGGTAGTTATTATAAGTTTGAAGATGAAACATTAAATACAGAATATCTAAAATGGTACAAAGAACTAAACGAGTCTACAAAATTTGATATGTTCTATGGAAACGGTGTAGTAGATTAAAATAAAATGAAGATGAGTAAAATATTATTAGGAATGGGTTATTTAACCTGGATGATCTGCAATATTGCAGTAATATATGGAATAGGATGGGGGGCAATGAAGCTATTAGAATCTAAATCAGTAGGGCAATTCATTTTACAGCTTGCGGTTAGTATGATTGTGTTAGTTATGTTGGTGGTGATGAGTATTCTATGCTTAGGATTAGTAAATGTGATGTTTGGAGATAAGAAAATAGCAAACAGAATAGAGAAGTGGATTCCTTTTAATGAATAATTAAAACAAAACAAAGATGAGTAAAAGAATAGTATATAGAACAATAGTACTACCTAATGATGTAAAAGCAGGTGATGTAGTACAGATTAAATTTGACATAGAAGGTGTTGTGTATGATTTATTTGACAACTCTATGGAAGAATGTAAAGAAGAATTTGGATATGATTTATATGAAGAAATAGAAGCATTAAACCAAAACAAAGATGAGTAAGATTTCATTATTAGAGTTCTATACTAAATACGTTAAAGTAAATGGCAAAAAACCTATTATAACAGATAAGGATAAATGGTTGCTTGAAAATTTAGAGAGTGGTAATATACAAAGAGTATGGACTCGTAAATATGGGTGGCAATACAAACAATTAAACCAAAACAAAGATGAGTAGTCAATATAGAAAAATAAAATATGATGAAGAAGGACCTTATGGTAGTACAAATGAAAGGTATCTTTATGTGTGGTCACATGACACTGTAGACATCACTCATGTTTATGATGATACAGGTGAAGAATTATTTTGTTATTCTGAAACGGGTTTTGATATGGGTCAAGCACTTGCCATTATAGGTACAGATTGGCAAAATGAAAGAATGGAAATTATGTCTAAAGAAGAAATTGATTTTATTAAACCAAAACAAAGATGAGTAAAGAAGATATAATAGAATCTCTTAAGGATATCTTGGATGAAATAAATGAAACACCTAAAGATTCTTTTGTTGATATAACATATATTAAAGAGACTATACAGGATATTTTAAACCAAAACAAAGATGAGTGAGAAAGAAAAGAGAATACTTACAATTATTATTGAAAAAGAAATTCAATATTATGAAGATGTATTCACCAGAACTAACAATGTTTACTGGTTAGAAAAAATTGAAGAGTTAAAAACTATAAAGAAAAAGTTATGAGTAGATATACTATTGAAAAAGAGAAAGAATTAGTTGCTTATGGATTTGACAATACTTTGGGATATTTCTTTGATGTATTTTCTTTAGACGAAGATGGAGAAATTGATAAACACATTATAGAAGAATGTTCTCTTATTACTAAAGCGAGTAATAGTAAAATAGCAATGTTGATTGAAAAATATAAAGGAAATCCTAATCATGTGGATAATGTTATGTTGGATTTACCTATTTAATTATGGAAAAAGTATTAGAAAAAGTAACTCGTAAAACATTTAAAATAAGAGAATCAGGAAGGAGTAGCGATTATATTACTCCTTCTTTTGGTTATGGGTGTTTATTAGATTGTTCTTATTGTTATATGAAACGTCATAAACCTAAAGGATTATCAATAGCTAACAATATAGGAGATATATTAACAGCTATTAATAATCATGCATATTTTTATGCAGATGTAAAAAAACCAAATCAGACTGATTCTCGGTTTATTACTTACGATATAGCCTGTAATGAGGATTTTGCTTTACATAGTAAACAATATGATTGGCAAAAGATATTTCAATTTTTTGTAGACCATCCTATCGCTAAAGCAACTTTAGCTACTAAAATTATTCCTTTAAATTTTTTAGAATTTAATCCTAAAAAGAAAATAAGAATAAGATTTAGTCTTATGCCTCAAACAATTAAAGAGTTAGTAGAGCCTAATACTCCTGATATAATTGATAGGATAAAAGCTATTAACGTTTTTATAGAAGCTGGTTATGATGTCCATGTAAATTTTAGTCCTGTAATAACTCATAAAGGATGGAGAGAAAATTACAGTGAATTGTTTATAATGTTAGAAGATTATGTAGATCCTGATTATAAACATGAGGTATTGTCAGAAGTAATATTTTTAACTCATAACGAGAAAAAACATTTACAAAATTTAAAAGAAAACAAAAAAGGAGAAAATCTTTTATGGATACCTAAATTTCAAGAAAATAAAATTTCTCAATACGGAGGTAAAAATGTAAGATATAAATTAGAATATAAACAAAAATGGATTCAAGAATTTAAAGTCATTCATGACGCTATAATTCCTTGGAACACAATACGTTATATTTTTTAAAAAATTAAATTATGGGGAGTATAAGTTATAAAGTAGTATCTAAAGGATATACTATAAAAGAGGCTTTTTATAACGCTCAAAAAGAAGCTGAAGAAGAATACGGTAATGATATTTATAATGGTAAAATTAATAATGAATTTAGATTTAAAGATGTTACTAATCTTTTTAAAAATTCTAAAAAGAATTTAGGCGATTTTATAGAAGACAGATTAGATAAATTAAGCAAATTTGATTTAGGAGAAGGTATTTGTATTCAAGAACCTATTTTGAATAAAAATAAAATCAAAAGTCAAGTAGATCATATAATTACTTCTGGGACAAAGAAATGGTTATTATTATATAAAGTAGAACCATTATTTATAGAATGTCGAGAGTGTCCTAAAACTTTTCAAACTAAAGGAGAAGCTGTTGCTTTTGCCAGACAATTAGCAGAAAAATATAAAGCCGATTTTCATATTACTATGATAAAAGAATTAGATAAAATAAATCCTTTAGTAGCAAAAGTTAAATATAAAAAAAGTAAAAATGAGGGATCAGGAAAATATATATTCTATGGTCACGTGTCTTATTAAAAATTAAAATTATGGTGTATTTAATAACAAATCAAAAGTCTGCTTTTGATCCAAGTGCCTATAGTTTTAGCTGTGTAGAAGATTGTTTAAAATATTTTCAGGATAAAGAAGAAGTAGCATTAGATACAGAAACTGAAGGTTTTGATCCTTATACTAAAAATATAGTAAGTCTGCAACTAGGCGACAAAGAAAATCAATATGTCATAGATACAAAAACAGTAGATATTAGAAAATTCAAAGATTTAATAGAGTCTAAGATTATTTTAATGCAAAATGCTAAGTTCGATTTAAGATTTTTATATCATCATAGAATTGTTCCTAGTAGAGTTTATGATACTATGTTAGTAGAAAGAATACTCCATACTGGTATTCCTTCAGCTAGAATGGCTTTGGATTTTCTTGTAGATAAATATTGTAAAAAGCAATTAGATAAAACTATTAGAGGAAATATTCATAGAGAAGGATTATCTACTAGAGTTATTCAATATGCTGCTGATGATGTAAAATATCTCCACGATATTAAGAATAAGCAGATGGAACAAGTTAATCGTTTAAATTTAAATAAAACGGTTTCTTTAGATAATGAATATGTAAAAGTACTTGCTTATATAGAATATTGTGGAGTTAGGCTTGATGTCGAGGCTTGGAAAAAGAAATGTTTAGAGGATAAACAGAATCTCCAAACTATTAAAGAGAGTTTGGATAAATTTATTTTAGATAATTCTGAATTTTCTAAATATATAGATAATCAGTTAGATTTATTTGGGCAGGGACTAAAAGTTAAAATTAATTGGAATAGCGAAAAACAAGTTATTCCCTTATTCAAAGAGTTGGGTATCAACACTCAAACTAAAGATAAAAAATCTGGATTATTTAAAGATTCTGTAGAAAAAAAAGTAATAGCTCCTCAACAAAATAAACATCCTTTAATTCCTATTTATTTAAAATATAAAGAAGCTGAAAAATTAGTATCTACTTATGGAGAAAATTGGTTTGATTATATAAATCCTATTACAGGAAGAATTCATACTAATTATACTCAGATTATGAATACAGGCAGGCTTTCTTCAGGACAAAAAGGAATCCCTAAAAGAGGGATAAAACAACTTCCTAATATGCAGAATGTTCCTTCAGATGATAGAACGCGTCATTGTTTTGTAGCGAATAAAGGAAATACTCTTATTGTAGCCGATTATTCTGGACAAGAACAGATCGTTTTAGCTAATAAATCGCAAGATAAAGATATCATAAGATTTTATCGAGACGGTTTAGGTGATATGCATAGTTTTGTTGCTTCTAAGATTTATCCTGAATTATCTAATTTAACCTTAGATGAGATAAAGAAAAATCATAGTAAGAAAAGGCAAATTGCTAAATCTGCTGGATTTGCTATTAATTATGGAGGACAGGGAATAACTATTGCACAAAATCTAAATATTAGTTTAGAAGAAGGAGAAAAGGTATATCAAGCCTATTTTAAAGCTTTTCCTGGATTAGCCAATCAT